TAAGGGTTATGACCGCCGTTGTTTTTAACCCGACGACATTCAAACTCAGATACCCTGAGTTTGCGGCGGTCGCTAATGATTTGCTTGCCTTGTTTTTTGACGAGGCGACGCTTTACATGGACAACTCAGATACGAGCATTGTCCAGGACATCCCACGGCGAACCACGCTGCTAAATATGCTGACGGCACACGTCACAGCATTAAGCGGCGCGACTGCTGCCGATGGACAGCCAAAGCCAGTTGGACGCATTGCATCGGCCGGGGAGGGGTCGGTTTCTGTGAGCTTGGAATACATGACTCCGGGAACTATGGCATGGTTCGTGCAGACACAATACGGCGCGGCATTCTGGCAAGCTACATCATCACTACGCGGGTTTCGGTATTTCCCGAACCCGACGACTTGGTGAGCCATGGCTGAAATCGGATTCTCAGGCGGTGACAAACTGGAAAAATATTTGGCGGATGCTCTGGCGTCCGCTGAATCAGCCAAGCAGCTATCAGTAGGGTTCATGTCTGGCGCGACATATCCAGATGGCACGAAAGTTGCATATGTTGCGGCAATCAACAACTATGGCGCACCGCGTCGAAGCATTCCTCCGCGCCCGTTCTTCTCTGGAATGGTTGAACAAAAATCACCTGGATGGGGTGATCGTCTTGGTAAGGCGCTGGTATATACAGATTTTAACGGGAAGAGATCGCTTGAATTAATCGGGGCAGAAATAGCGGGAGATTTGCAAGAATCAATCATAGAGAATGATATTGAGCTCAGCCCAATCACTGTAATGCTGCGGGGAATGCGATCACAAGGAGTCGAGGTAACGGGTAAGACCGTGGGCGAGGCTGCTAAACGTGTAGCCAATGGCGATGAAAATTATGGCGCATCAACCAAACCGCTCGTGGATACTGGCCATATGCTTAATTCAGTACAATATGACGTTGATGATGAAATTCATGATGCGCCGGAACAAGGCGGCGCTCAATGAACCTGCGTAACATCACATCGGGCGCGCTTTCAAGCATTGTCCCGCAAATATCTGTCACCGTGCTTGTATCGTCTGGCTATACGGTCGCTGCTGATTTTTCTCAGGTTCCGGCATATGCCGCGCCACTGAATACCTTCGGGCGAATTCAGCCATTGACCGCTCAGGATTTAAAGAAACTTGATGGATTGAATATTCAGAGCGTTGTCCAGAAGCTTTATATCAATGGCAATTTTGAAGGCGTCTTTCGCGTGCTGGGCAAAGGTGGCGATCTGGTTCAATTCGGTGGCAGGACTTATTTGGTCGCGGCTGTACTCGAACGATGGGCTGATTGGTGCTCACTCGCATTAACGATGCAGGTTGACTAATGGCCGACATCTTGCCAAGCGTTACAGAAACACAGGCATTTACCGCATTGGGAACGGTTATTCAATCCATTGTTGGGTGCCCCGTTATTCGCGCCCAGATTAACCGAACGGCAATGCCGGTTGGCGATTTTATCGTAATGACTCAAAAATCATTCACACGATTAAGCACTAATGTCGTTAAATCAACGAGCACAACTAAAACAATGATGCAGCCCGTTAAGTGGTCGATCCAGATTGATTGCTATGGAGTATTGGCCGCTGATCGTGCGACAGCTATATCAACGATACTTCGTGATGAGTACTCTGCTGCACAATTCACTGCATTAGGTTATGATATGCAGACATTATATGCAGATGACGCACAGCAGATGCCATTAATCAGCGGAGAAGAGCAATATATCGAGCGTTGGACTTTTAACGCCATCTTGCAATTGAATCCGGTACTGACTGTGGCGCAGCAAACAGCGAATGCATTAACAGTCGGAATTATCAATGTTGAAGCCACCTACCCGGCATAAGAGAGGATCACAATGTCATCAATCCCGGCCAGTAATTACGTCGAAGTCAATCCAGCCGTTATTGGTGCGGGCGGTTCCGCTCTTGACCTGAATGGCATCCTATTAACCGAAGATACATCGATCCCGATTGGAACTGTTCAGCCGTTTTACACTGCTGATTCAGTGACTAGCTGGTTTGGTGCATCATCCGTCGAATCTGCAATGGGTATTTCATACTTCAAGGCAGATGACAACAAGACCAAAACGCCGGGGCTGATGTACCTTGCTCAGTACAATGCCGCCGCTGTTAATGGGTATCTGCGTTCTGGTTCGCTCGCCGCGATCACTCTTACCGAGTTGCAGGCGCTATCCGGCACGCTAACGATCACGTTCGCCGGTACTGCGCTGACATCAAGCACGATCAGCCTAGCGGGTACCACCTCGTTCACTGATGCGGCTACGATCATCCTGGCTGGTTTCACTGCCCCGGCGTTCACCGTAACCTATGACGTGCTTCGGTCCGCTTTCGTGTTCACTGGAACCGGCACTGCTGGAGTCGCTGACACCATCACCTATGCGACTGGCACGCTTGCTGCTGGCTTGCTACTCACCGCGGCAACTGGCGCTGTATTGTCTCAAGGCGCGGCGGCAAATACCCCCGCTGGCATGATGGCGTCTATCATCAATCAAACGCTGAATTGGGCGACATTCACGTCTACGTTTGAGCCGGTTACTGCCGATAAAGAGGCATTCTCTCTGTGGGTTAATTCACAGAATAACCGCTTTGCATATATCGGATGGGATACGTCAGCAACCGGAACGATTGTTCCCGATACCACAAGCTGGATCGCGCTGGTCAAGGCCGCTGGTTATTCCGGCACGATGGGCTTGTATCTGGATTACCTGCACGCCGCGTTTGCCATGGGAGTCATCGCCGCGCTTGACTTTAACCGAGCCAATGGCCGCAAGACCTTGGCTTACAAATACCAGTCTGGGTTGACCGCTTCCGCTTCTGATGTGACCACGGCAAACAACCTTGAAGCCAATGGGTACAACTACATCGGCAACGTGGCCACAGCCAACGACGGCTTTGTTTTTCTGTTTCCCGGCTCAATCACTGGCCCATACAAGTTCGCCGATTCATATGTGAATCAGGTATACCTCAATAGCCAGTTCCAGCTTGCGTTGCTGACTTTGCTGACCTCTGCCGGGTTCATTCCCTACACGTCTGCTGGCTATACCCAAATTCGCCAATCGTGCATGGTGCCCATCAACCAGATGCTCAAATTCGGCGGCATTCAGCCTGGCGTAACTCTTTCGGCGGCTCAGGCTAGCGAAGTTAACACACAGGCCGGGGTTGATATTGCCACCACGCTTGGTCAGATTGGCTGGTACTTGCAGATTCAGGATGCTACGGCACAGGTTCGCGGCGTCCGTGGCTCGCCGCCTATGACATTCTGGTACATGGACGGTGGATCAGTTCAACGAATCAATCTCGCGTCGATCGCGGTCCTTTAAGGAGCAATGAATAATGTCCACACTCAGTAATTCAAACAGCGTTCTAATGCTTCAAGTGACGGGTCTATTTCCCGTGCCTATCGAGATTCAAGGATTTTCCGTGGACGATATGTTTACGGTTCCCGATGTAGTATCGGGTGAGTTCATGATGGGCGTGGATGGCAAGCTGTCTTATGGTTATGTACCCTATGAGGTCCCTCTAGAATTGACACTCCAGGCCGATTCTGAATCTAATTTGATCTTTGATACATTGATCGGCGCCGAATCAATTTCAAAAGACAAATACCGCATTGACTTCACAATTCTGGTTCAGGGCACGTCAACGCTGTATGTGTTCACCAACGGCGCATTGGGTACGCATAGCCCAATCCCGGCAGGCAAGAAAGTATTGCAGCCGCGCAAATTCTCTATGACTTACGAGTCAATCAAAGCGATGCCGGTGTAATTATGGCGCGTAAAACAGCAACAGTTATCATTGATGGAAAGGGGCGAGACAAAGGCAAAGTGTTTTTGCTGACTGAAATGTCAGCAGATGCCACAGAGCAGTGGGCCATTCAAGCATTTCTTGCCCTCTTGAATACCGGCGTCGAACTGCCCGACGGAATGGGCATGGATAACATGAGCATGGAGGTGATCGCTCGGCTTGGTCTTAAGGCCCTTGGCGGATTGCCATTCGATGCTGCCAAGCCATTGCTAGACCAGATGTGGGAATGCGTTCAGATTATCCCCGATCCTAAAAAGCCGAATGTAATGCGTCATCTTATCCCGGAAGATATTGAGGAGGCGTCCACAAAGTTTCAACTGAGAAAGGAAATATTCTCACTGCACACGGATTTTTTTACCGCAGGCGCGGAGTAGATTACGGGCCTCCGCCCATTCCTAACTCGCGCCTATTGGAATATACCAATATCCCAAGAACGATAGGGCTGGTAATTTCTCATAAAATGGCGACCCTCCATGAGCTACAGACGGTTTATGGATTAGAAGACGTGTACAATATGATTGAGATCATAATGATCGACAATTATAATGAGCGCGAAACCAGCAAAAAAAACGGGGGGTGATTAATGGCAACTGTTATCGACTCCCTACTCGTCACACTAGGGCTTGACGCCACCAAATTCAAAACTGGCGCGGTCGAAGTCGGCAACGCGCAAGAAAATCTAGCCAATCAAAATCGCGTTGATGCAAAAGAGCGGCAAGAGATCGACAAAAAGCGCGATGTCGAGCAGCGCAAGCATGCGAAATCATTAAACGAGCAAGCCAAGAGCAACGAAGAGTCTTTGCGCAAGGTTGGCTATCAGGCGCTCAAGATAGCCACGCTATTCACCGGTGGACTGGGTATGCTGGCATTCGCACGCAATACCCTAATCACCGGCGCGAACTTGTCGCGTATGTCGGCTAATCTTGACATGTCGGCTAAAGAGATCAGCGGATGGGGCACTGCTGCCCGTAATGCTGGCTTTTCAGTCGATGGAATGAAAGACAGCCTGAAGAATGCCAATAGTCAATTGGGTTCATTCAAGTCTGGTTTAGGCTCAAGTCTGGTTCAGGGATATTTGGCCCTTGGCGGCTCTGTATCCGGCGGTCAGCTTAATAGCGCAGAGTCGTTCAAGCTGGCGCAGGCAAACCTATTAAAGACGATGGTATCGAAAGAGGGAGAGCCGATGGCCCTCGCTCAGGCCCAGCACTGGATGGGCATGTCATCTGAAGAGTTCAACTTCCTAAAGCAGGGGTCTGCTGTCGTTAAGTCCCAGGTGGACAGCCAAGCTAAGCTATCCGGGATCACGCAGAAATCAGCCGAACAGATGGCAAAGATGAATGCGCAACTCGGCACGCTAAAGGATCAGTTTGAGGGCGTAGGCACAGAGATTCTAGTGTCTCTGATCCCGGCAATGGAAGGGCTGCTGAAATATCTGAAGCAGGTTGGAAAGTGGCTCAATGATCATAAAGAGGATATAGCAAGATTTTCCGGAGACATGTCTAATTGGCGCGACTTGCTGATTGCGATTATCGCCCTAAAGTCAGCATCAATGTTTTTTGGAATTGCTCGCGGGATAGCTGCCATTGGCGCGGCGGCTATTGCATCCGGCGGATCTCTTGGCGGTCTGC